TCAAAGAAATCAGTTAAGCCACTAAATGGACTCATCCCAGTTTCATATGGAATTTCAACTTGTACGCTTTCAAACGGTTTCGAGTAACGTGTTTTCATTACCTTACACGCAGCACGGATACCCCATACTTGTGATGTTTTGTTACCGTCTGCATCTACTTTAAGTTTTAGTTTACGCATTGCAATAACAATACTTGATGCGTATATAAAGCCTTGTCCGCCCGAGATCTTATCGTCTGGATCAAACATATCTTGTGATGCATAAGTGTGATTAGTTGCTAGTAGTCCTACGTTGTATTGTCCAAACATATTAACCGTGTTACGTACTAGTGATGTAAGTGCTTTAGGTTTACGACCCATATCACCTTTCATATCACCTGCTTGGAACTGATTAACATCTGTGGGTGTTAGTAGCATGCCCAACGAATCAACTACAAACAATACCTTAGGTCGGTCTTCATCATTTGCTTCAGAATATTCTGCTTTGTAGTCTTTCATAAAGTCACTAATTGTTTTAGCAACATCATCAATCATTGACATGTTAAGTTTTAATAGTTTATCTGGTGAAGTATCTACTTCGAGTGCATGCAACCATGCTTCGTCAAGTGCATTTTCAGTATCAATTAAGATAACAAATATACCTTGGTCTTGTGCTGATTTAACTACGTTACCTGCAGCAATATAACTTTTACCTGCACCACTCTCGCCTGCAAGTACTGTTACTTTACCTAGTGGAATTCCTTTGTGGAAGTCGTTACTGATAAGTTTGTTTAGTGTGTAATTTCCTGTGCTAATCCATGTATCAGGGTCATTAAAGCCTACGCTTAGTCCTGGTACACTCTTAGTAATAGCTTTACGGAATTTGCTTACGTCAAAAGGTTTTGCCATTTTTATCTCCAATCTAAGAAACTTGGACATGCACAATGCATGCCCAAATTATGTTTATTTACTTACGGTTACGAATTTGTGCTAAGATATCTTCTGCACTTGGTGCGCCACTAGTTGGTGCTGCTGTTGCAACTGCTGGTGCAGGTGCTACTGGAGCCGCTTGTGGTGCTGCCTCTGCAACTGGTGCAGGTGCTACTGGAGCTGCCTCTGCAACTGGTGCAGGTGCTACTGGTGCTGCTGGTGCAGGTGCCATTGCTCTTGGTGCTGAAGTTGCCGGTGCATCTACTCCGTATGGACGATAAAACTGTCCAAAACGTGCTGGATCATACAGTTGTCCGTCTACACTTGCTTCGAACATTTCGAAGATAGCTTGTAGATGTTCTGCATCTGGCTTCTTAGGAAGAAAATCATTTAGATTGTGTAATCCGTTTGCTGTAACTGCATCACGTTCTGTTTGATCAAGTCCACGTGAACGTCGACTCCAGTTAGATGTACTATAATCAGCATATCCGCCTTTGCTAGATTTCATCACTTTAAAATCTGTGCCAGCTTCATAATCCGTAGGAATTTCTTCAAACTCTGGATCCATTAATGCTGCACTAATGATTTTATAAATTTGTGGTGAAATAACAAACCTACGAATTGGATTCTCTGGTTTATTGTCTTCTGGTGATTCGTTGTCAGTAACAAATCCTTGGAATATATAACTACGTTTTTTCCAATACTTACGTGCAGTATCTTCTAGTCCTGGATCTTTAAACCAAGGACGAATTTCTGCATGTACTGGACATTGCTCTCCCCACATCTCAACACAAGGAACTTGACCTTTAACGCCTGGAAAACTCAAACGGATCATTTGACGTTCTTTCCAAAAGAACGTATTCGATTCATCTGCGTCTGGTAGGAAGCGTAGTGTTGCACTTGAACCTTCTTGAATGTTCCAGTGCGCAAAGATAGCATTATCGCCACCTTGTTGTCTTGAGCCTGAGCTCTTGTTGTCTTGTGCCTGTAATTTAGCACGGATTTCAGCGAGTGTCGCCATTGTACTTCTCCTATATTAGCCTATAATAGCCTTTGTTAGTTTTATAATGCACACCTTATGTATGCTCGTTTTGCCTTTGTTAGCCTATACAGTATACTACTTTTAAGTGCTACTGTCAAGCACTATTTCCCGGTTTTTTAGGAAATTCTTTTACGAAGTTCTGAAATAACGGAATCTGTAATAGATTCTTCCGTTGCAACAGCTACTTCCATGGTTTTAGCCGAACCTTTTTTATACAAATAGTTAGCAATTTTTGCCGCTAGCATTGTATTATTAGTTCCCATGTCATGTACGTCATTGCTCATTTGCGTTAGCAAATTAAACAATATATCATTCTTAGTTGTCATTCCGATATAAGATAACATCGCACTTAATTTAGCAAGTGGACCCATTCCGCCCGAAAACTTAACTGGATCTTCGTTATTTGGATTAGTTGGATCGTTTACGTCAACATTTAATTTTAGATCATCGCCTGACTTAATTACTGCCAGTACGTCATTTAATAGTTTATCATGCATAGTATCTTTGCCCTCACGTTCGTTAAAAATGCGAGATACTGTGGAAAGAACAGCGTCCATATCTACAGTCTCAAATGTATTATACAAGAACTTGTCTGATATGTCAACCGAATTTTCTTCATTTGTGATAATTTCTTTTGATTCAAAGTTGTTATAACCTCTAACAGTTTGAAGACCGCGAATTGTTTCTTTAATTTGTTTTAACTGTGATTTGATTGTTTCTACAACGTTTGCATTACCTTCATTAACAAGTTTGTTTGTTCTTACATGTGTAAGGAACTGTGACATTTCCATAGCTTCTTTACACATATTCATAATGCCTGCGCCTTTGCTATCATCAAATGTTCCGCTATTGTTAACATGCATAGCCATAGCTTTAGCGCCTGCCATGTACTTGTAAGGGAATCTTGTTTGTTCTTTATCTGCATTTTCAATAAACATACTGTGTATGTTTCTGCTTCTAGCTCCACGCTTTTCTTCGTTAACACCTTTACTGTGCTTAACAATTAATCTTGCGTTTTCTAGTTGTATGTAGCTTGTTTTTATGCTACCAAATGCTTTACTAAAGCCTTCTGTAAGATCGTAATCTTCTGTTACTTCTTCGTAACCATTTGCTATTAGTTTTTTCCATTCTTTAGGGTCGCTAGTAGAATGTCCATGTGTTGCACCATCTTCAGTTTTACGAAACCTTTTCATGCCACGTGCTTTTTCATCATCTTTCATTTTCTTGACCATGTCATCTCTGCCCCAAAATGAGCCTTCTGCTACTTCGTCATTACTTGGTTCAAAGTCTGATTCAAATTGTTGTCTTATGTTACTTGGCGTTAATTTAAGTTCTCTAGTTCTAATGTCATCTGCTGCATTTTGAATTCTGTGTGCCATTTCTTTAACATCTCTTGGATCTGTTTGATCGTCAATCATAGATACTTGTTCAGCATAATCGTCTATTGTGTCTAAGTATCCTGCAATGTTACCTGCGTTGTCTACTGTAACTTCTTCTTCTGAAACATCTTCTTCTGTAAAGTATGATGCTGGCACAAATTCTGCCTGTTTGCGGCACTCACTGCATCTAGCTTCATCACCTACTTTTATCTCATTGTGTCGAATATAAGCGTCTGCACCACAACATTTACTTACTATAAGGTTATCTTCATCTTCTGCATATTGAAAATCATCACTGTATGATTCATGTGTAATACCAGATAATTCTCTTAACCTGTTTATTTCAGTATTTTCTTCTGTTACACTTTGGTGTGAGAAGTCTTTTGGTTCTATGTTTTTATCAAATCGTTTCACGGTATATTCACCCATCTGTTTGTGTACTGCACTCTTAAAACTATCTAGCAATGTTTTATTGGCATTAATGTCAAAATCAGCACCTAATTGAACTACTAACTCTAACTTGTTATTTTCTGATCTTACTGAAATCATCATGTCATGTTCACTAACGTAAAACCTTGTTGCTGTATCAGCGTCTAACGTTTTTTCGCCACCTTCAGTAAAAAGTACAACATCGTAGTTTGCACCTTTTATGATATTAAATATTTCTTGTGAAACAGTTTCCATGTTTAATTCCTTGTTGTTCTATGTATTTATGCCTTGACGCTAATTATAACATACTAAATGGCATTGGTTGCATGAAGTCTTCATCATCATCCTCGCCTACTAAGTATTCAAATGCTGATTCTTCGTAGTTAACAATTTCTTGTGCCATACGTACTATTAGTATTAATGACATTACTAAGTCATCGTGTTCGCCTTCTTTTGCAGAATAGCTATTGCCACGTGCAATAAAAACTTTAAGTTCACCTAATAATTGTTTACTTGCTATTTCAAGTTTGTCTGTTTCAATCCAATGTTTCAACTTACTACATGCCATAATTTTACTTTTATGTGTAGTGGTAAAGCCTTTTCTAAACTTACGTGCGTTGCCGTGTCGTTTTGTTTCGCTAAGGAATGTGCCTGGAAAGAATTCTTCTCCAGTTTCTGATATAACAACAAGCGCTGCTTCACCTAGTGTATTGTTCTCTACACTAAAGTATTGTTCTGCTTCGCCATTTGTTTCAGATTCAATATACATTAATATTTCACGTAGTATCTTAACTTGACCTTGTACTGTTGTTTTATTATGTTGCCATTCTGCTACTTGTTTCATACCTGGCATCTCATATACTTGAATTGCAGATGCATCACCGCCTGTTCCCAAGCTAGGATCTAGTGCAGTCATATATATTTTATCTTTGCGTATAGGTCTAAACCAGCGTACTTGTCCCATTTTAGCATATGGTTCTTTATGTTCCATAAGTGATAACTTAATACTATCAATAAGTGTTTCATCAAATGCAATGAACTCATTGAGGTGTTCACGTCTAAAACGTTCTTCGCCAATTTTATTACGTTCTTCGTCTGCCCACGCTTCATCTCTATCTGGATGATATTTCCAATCAGCATTAAATGCTTTAAAGCCATTTTTGCCTAAGCCTGTTTCTGTATTGTTTCCAAACTCATCTTGTGCTTTTTCTGCTTCACGATAAATCTGTGCAAACTGATCATCATCTTGATTAGGTGTACTAGTAATAATACACTTACCACCTGTACTTAATGTTGGTGACAATGCTGTCCAAAATTCTTTAGCAATATTAGGGCGCACAAATGCAAATTCGTCTAAGTATGCTAATGATATAGACAAACCACGTCCAGTGTTTTCTGTAGTTGACTGTGCAATAATACGAGAACCATTATCAAACTCCATACTACCTTTATTATAGCTTGTTACACCTGCACGTATAAAGTCAGGAAGTGTTTCATATGCAAAACGAATTCGTGACATAATTTCACTTGC